GCACCTATGAGCTGTTTCAATATCGGACGCTTCTGCAGGTCGCGGCGGCGCTGGGCATCCCCTACGGCTATCTGACTGGCGACACGGCGAAGGGCAATTTCTCCAATACCCGGATATCGCTGATCGAATTCCGCCGTCGCATCTCCGCTTGGCAGCATGGCGTGCTGGTCTATCAGCTCTGCCGGGCCGTCTGGGTGCGCTGGATGGACACGGCTGTGCTGTCGGGCGCGCTGGACCTGCCCGGCTATGACAGCCAGCGGCGGCAATATCAGGCCTGCGCCTGGTTGCCGACCAAGTGGGACTGGATCGACCCGATGAAGGACGCCTCGGCCGAGATCCTGCAAATCGAAGCGGGCCTGAAATCCCGAACCCAAGCTCTGGCCGAGCGTGGTTACGACGCCGAACAGGTCGACCGCGAAATTGCCGCCGAACGCAAACGGGAAGCGGCGCTGGGCCTAGACTTCCGGCGGCCGGGGTCACCCGCGCAGGCGCCGGGTGAAGGCACGGCGAAAGATACGGATCAGGACAGAGCCAAGGACGACGAGGCCGATGGCACCGGCGACGATAAACCCGACTCCAAGGAGGGCGCATGATGCACCACGCCCAAATCGCCCAGCGCGCGTTCAACACGCCGTTGATGGTGGATCCGGCCAAGGCGCTGGCCTTCCTGTCCGGGCTTGGGCCGCGCATCACCGGGCAAGAGATTACCTTCCAAGGGATTGATGTGGAAGCCACTGACCAGACTGCCGCCAGCCCGCCCGCCCGGACATCGCTCTTCGGCAACGATCTCGCCCAGCGCCACCAGCACAATGGTAGCCAGCCCTTCACCATGATTGACGGCATCGCGGTGATCGAAATCGCGGGCACACTTGTGCACCGTGGCGCATGGATCGGGCAGTCGTCGGGCCTCACGTCGTATGAGGGTATCGCCGCTCAGCTGCAGGCAGCGCTCGCGGATCCCGGCGTGCTTGGCATTGCACTCGACATCGACAGCTTCGGTGGCGAGGTGGCCGGGGCGTTCGATCTGGCGGATCGCATTCGCGCCGCCCGGGCGCAAAAGCCGGTCCACGCTTTTGTGGCAGAACATGCCCTGTCTGCGGGCTATGTCCTCGCCTCCCAGGCCGACTGCATCATCCTTCCGCGCACCGGTGCTGTCGGCAGCATCGGTGTTGTCGCGTTGCATACCGATATGAGCGGGGCGCTGGACCAGAAGGGCATCGGGGTCACACTGATCCACGCGGGATCGCACAAGATCGACGCAAATCCCTATCAGCCCCTGCCCGAAGCCATCCACGACCAGATGCAGCGCGAGCTGGAAGTGGTCCGCTTCCTCTTCGCGGAAACCGTCGCCGCCGGTCGTGGTGATCGCCTGACCCATGCCGCAGCGCTGGCCACTGAAGCCGCCGTGTTTCGCGGCATCGATGCCATTGCCGCCGGTCTGGCCGATGAACTCGCCGATCCCGTCACCGCCTTTCGTTCCTTCGCCGCCGCACCCTGCGGCACCAGTTCCTCCAGCAGAAAGGGTCCACAGATGACCACCACGCCCACCGAAACTCCGAACCCATCACCGGTTGCCGCAGCACCAATCGCAACCGAACCGACCATCGTTGCAGCCACGATCACCTCAGACGCCGCTACGATGACTGTTGACGCTGTGCGCGCAGAAGCTGCCGAAGTGGCGCAGGTCTGTGCCCAAGCCGCCCGGCTCGGCGTGACCATCGACGCCGCCGATGCTGTCACCAAGGGTGTCAAACCCGAGGCCCTGCGCGCCCGCGTGCTGGCCGATCTCGCCGCCCGCAGCGATGCGGCTGGTATCATCGCCACCGCCCCAGCTGCGGCCGCCGCCAAAGACAGTCCGATTATCGCGGCCGCCAAAAAGGCTGCGACTGACGCCAAGCGCTGAACCCGCGCCCCTTCCCATCCCCCAACATATGGAGACTGACCAATGCCCGTCCTGACGGAACCGCCCAGCATGGGCGATGTCCTCAAATATGAGGTCAACCCGAACTACACCCGCGAAGTTATCACCCTGCTGATCGGCACGCGCTATCCTTCAGGCGCAGTCCTTGGTCGCATCACAGTCAATGGCAAATATAAGCTAGCGACCAGCGGTGGCACTGATGGCGCGCAGATCGCCAGCGCTGTGCTGCTCTATGCGGTCGACGCCACGCTGGCCGATGCCACTGGTATCGTTTTGGCACGCGGCCCCTCAATCGTCTCGCGCGCAGGTCTGGCCTATGACGCCACCGTTGATGACGGTGCCAAAATCACAACCAAACCTGGCCAATTGGCCGCCGTCGGCATCATCCCGCGCGACGGCGTCTGACGCACGCCGCCAGCATTTCTTCCCCCACATCCCTGGAGCACCCCATGACCCTTGTCCGCAATCCCTTTGACGCTGGCGGCTATTCGCTGGCCGAGATGACGCAGGCCATCAACATCCTGCCCAACCTCTACACCCGCCTTGGCCAGATCGGCCTCTTCCGCTTTGAGGGCGTGAGCCAGCGCTCGGTCATCATCGAGCAATACGAGGGCGTGCTGAACCTGCTGCCCTCTGTTCCCCTCGGCGGCCCGGCCACTGTTGGCACCCGGGAAGGCAGGTCGATGCGGTCCTTCGCGCTGCCGTGGATCCCGCATGACGACATCATCCTGCCGGGTGACATTCAAGGCCAACCCGCGCTGGGCGCCTTCGATGGCGCTGACCCCTTGGTCGAGGTGATGAACCGCAAACTGCAGCTTATGCGCCGCAAGCATGCCCAGACCCGCGAATACATGGAGATGAATGCCCTGCGCGGCATCGTGAAGGACGGCGCGGGCACCACGCTCTACAACTACTTCACCGAGTTTGGTCTGGCACAAATCTCGGTCGATTTTGTCTTGGGCACTGCAGGCACCAACGTGCAGGGCAAGGTGCGCGAGGTCTTGCGGTCGATGGAGGACAACCTCCTCGGCGAAAGCATGAGTGATGTGCATGCCCTCGTCAGCCGGGAATTCTTCGACAAGCTGATCGCGCATCCGAAAACCGAGGAAGCCTACAAGTTCTACGCCGCGACCGGCGCGCAGCCCCTGCGCCAGGATGTGCGCCGCAACTTCCCCTTCGCCGGGATCGTGTTCGAGGAGTATTCGGGCACCGTCACCCTCTCGACCAAGGCCACCGAACGCTTGGTCCCCGCCAGTGAAGGGATCGCTTTTCCCCTGGGCACGATGGACACCTTCACCACCTACGGCGGCCCGGCCAACCTGCTGGAGGCAGCCAACACGATGGGTCTGCCACTCTATGCGCGCCAGCACCTCGACGAAAAAGGGCGATGGATCGACCTGATGACGGAGGCCTCGATTCTACCGGTGAACAAGCGGCCGCGTATCGCGATCCGTATCACGACCTCGAACTGACGGCCCCGTCATGAACGCCTTCGCCGCCGTCATGGATCGGATCTATGCCAACCCGTCCATGGCGGCTGCTGCAGTCTGGATTTCCGCCACCACATCAGAGGAACGCCCCATCCGCGTCATCCGCCGCGCCCCGGACCGCATCACCGAATTCGGAGCCGCGCGGTTTGTCAGCGACACCATGATGGTGGACGTCCGCGTGTCCGACCTTCCCGATCCCCGGACGGGCGATCTGATTGTGATCGGTGCCGACAGCTTTACCATTAAGGGTGAGCCAGTGCGCGACCGCGAACGCCTGATCTGGTCGCTGGACCTGCGCCCATCATGAAGCTGAAGATCGCCTTCGATCCGGACCTCGTCGCCCTGATGCAGGCCGAAATCGCCGCCGGTGAAAAGGCAGTGTCCGCCGCCATGCGCGAGGCGGGCACCTCCCTGAAATCCGCATGGCGCGGCCAGATCACCGGCGCGGGCCTCGGCACCCGGCTGGGCAATAGCATCAGGCTCGCCAGCTTCCCCAAATCCGGCGACAGCTTGAATGCCGCTGCGCTGGTCTGGTCGAATGCCCCAGTGATCATCAGTGCGCATGATACCGGGCCGCTGATCCGGTCCAAGAATGGGTTCTGGCTCGCGATCCCCACCCCGGCCGCTGGCAAAAGCAGCAAAGGCGGTCGCATTACTCCCGGCGAATGGGAACGGCGTACCGGCCTGCGCCTGCAGTTCATCTACCGCCGTCGCGGGCCAAGCCTGCTGGTGGCTGAGGGGCGGTTGAATTCGAAAGGTCGGGCAGTCGCATCGAAATCCAAAACCGGACGCGGCGTCGCGACCGTGCCGATCTTCCTGCTGGTGCCGCAGGTCAAACTGCGCAAGCGGTTGGATCTGGCGCGGGATGCGGAGTTAGCGGTGGACGGTGTGCCGGGCCTGATTGTGGCGAATTGGAGCAATCCACAAAAGCTTTCGCAGATGACATAGCCCGTAGCTGGCACTATACTTGTTTCCAGAACTCTAGGCTTGAATGTAGGTTAGTAAGAATCTCCAAAATGGTTGCTCCGCGTTGGGCGTCTTCAACTACCTCGCCTAGCGCAAACGCGTTAGTGAACGTTTCTTTTGCGCCCGCAACGTCCTTTGCGGTCACTTGCGCCTCAGCTAGGCAGGATAATGCGAGAGCACGTCCTCTATCGTCTTCAATCCCAGACGCTGTAACAAGCGCGCCGGCGATGGTTTCTTTTGCCTCTGCAACGAAGCCTGCCGCACCTTGCAACTTTGCAATTCTGCACAGATTTCTGCTACGAATTTCAGCGTCTTTCATTTTACCCGCCGTTGCAAATGCTTCCGCAATTGCTTCCCTTAGATCTACAATGGCTTCTTTTGCGTCAGACATGTCTCCTACCGCAGCTTGGGCATCGGCTATCTTGGTAAGCGCCTCAGCGCGCGATCTGCCACTTTCAATGCCGCGCGCAGTGGCAAGCGCTTCGACTAAAGTTTCCGTAGCTGCAGGAGCGTCCCCACCTGCAAATTGTGCCTTTGCAATATCCGTCAGGCTATCGACGCGAAATGTTGCCGCATCAATGTCCCGCGCAGTTGATAGCGCGCCCGTCAGATCCTCTACCGCAGCCTGAAATGCGACTACGTTCCTCAGGCTGACGTCGCGAGAGTCGTCGACGGTAGCCTTCGCTGCCGCAAGCGCATACGCAAGAGTTTCCCTGCTGCCAATCACATCTCCGGTCGCCAATTGAGCCTTTGCGAGGCGGCCTAAGACCAAGATGCGCGAAAACGCACCGTCAACGCTGCCTGCGATTTCGAGAGTGCCGGAAAGGGTTTCTTTTGCCCCAGAAACGTCCCCTATCGCCAATTTCGCATTAGCCACAACGTAAAGTGACTGAGAGTGAAATGAAGGGTCCTTGATCTGAATTGCCGTTTCCAAAGCGATCAAAATTGAATCGTTTGCTTCTGCAACGTCGCCTGCGGCTGCTTGCGCTTCCGCCAGATTGGAAAGGACCCCTACATAAAAAAGAGCATCATTTATTCCGGGAGCGGTTGCACGAGCTCGCGCGATGGTTTCCTTCGCTACGGCAAAGTTCCCAACTGCAGCCTGTAATTCAGCCACAGCATTCAGTGCTTGGGCACGACTTCTAGTTTCTTCAATTCCAGAAACTGCTAAAATCGCGCTTGCGATCGTAAGTTTTGCCTCCGCAAACGCTTCTATCTTTACGTACGCCTCTGCTATATTTTTCAACGCTGCAAAACGATAGATCGCGTCTTGAATACTATTCGCAGCTTCTGTGGCCGCTGCGAGAACAGATAATTGCGCGCATTTGTTCGGTACCTTCAAGCATTCTATTTCTTCGGACACTTGAACTGCCGCAACTTTGATCTCATCGGCGACAATCTTACCCATCGCGCCTGTTGAAACCAACTGCACCGCGAGCGCGCTTTCAGGATAGTCTGAAACAATCCGCCCTAGTGTTCTGAGTCTGACGCTTGCTACCTGTTTCCTCTGATTTCATCGAGCTTGTCCAGCGCGCGTCGTTCCCGAGCGAGGATATCCTCAGCCGTTTTGGT